TTTTCATCTGTTAATAGTTTTAATCCTTCAATTTCTGTAGAAAGAATATCTTTTTCATTAGAAAGTCTTTCAAGATCAAACACTGAATTAAGATCTGTAGACGAAACTTTACTAAAATCAAGTTCTGTAGAAAAGTCTTGCATAATACTTTCCATTCTTGAAACAGTATCAGTAAAACTTTCATTAAAAAAAAGCGCATTTCTTTGAGCTAATTTCCAAGCACTGTCAAATATACTTGCTTTATTATATGTTTCTGTACCTTTTTCATAGTCATCTAAATTAACAGGACTAGGGAATTTTTCTTTAATATTTTTATGTGTACGTTCTATTGAACGTGCTCTAGATATTATACTATCAATTCTATCTTGATACTTCTTACCTGTTCCTTTTTCAAAACCAAATGCTTCTTCAAATTCTTCAGGAGTTAAACCTTTCATTGATTCTAAATGCTCAACAAAAAAGTCCATTGAGTTTGTATCTAATGCAAGTGCAACTTTTTGAATCAACCCTTCTTCTCTGGCATCCATTGTCTCCATCTTTGGAGAATCTTTTGAAATATCATTTACTGAATTTTGAAGTGCTTGATTAAATAATTTTGATTCAAAGAAATCTTTTGGATCAGAATAAAATTCATTAAGTGCAGCAGCAACATCTTTACCTGTTTTAGCTTTTGCATTTTTGTATTCTGCATATACATCTTTATTAAAAATTTTATTATAACCTAGCTGATAGTTATTAACAACAGCATTCATTGGTTTAGCAAACATACCCATCATAAAACCACTTGCAAAAGTTTCAAATCCTTGAGCTGATAGTTGAGCATCTATTGCATTAGTAAGTAAACCTTTTGAAAAGTCACTTGTTATTACACTTTCATCAACGTACATTTGCTTATAGTAATTTTTACTAAAGTCAGCAATTACATCTTGAGCATTTTCTTGTAAACCTTCACTTACGTTTGCTTTAAAATATCCCATAAAACCTTTTACACTTGTACCAAGAGGTTGACTACTAAAATTCTTTAATGCATTCTTAAAACTTTTATCTGTATATTCAAATGCACCTTTAGCAGCAGTTTTTTTAGCTCCTTCTTTAGTTGCACCTTTTACAGTTTTCTTAAATACTACCTTACCTGTTTCAAGATCAATAACATCACTTATTTTTGAACTTAATGCTTTTTTAAGGCCACGGTTTGATCCAAGTACATTAGGCAGAAGTATTTTATTACTAGCAAATATTATTGCTGTATTCCAAAGTAATGCATTTGTACCTGCAGCTTTGGCTTGTTTTGTCATTTCTTCTTGAACTTCATTAGTTGGAGCTTCATGAAATTCATTATAATGTTCATCATATAATTCTTGATATAATTCATTCTGAACAAAACCACCTTCAAGTCTAGCTTCAGATAAAGCCATGTTAGCATTTCTCACATCTCTATAAAATCCACCAGCTGTTTTTGATAGCTTAGCTAAATTATTAATATTATCACCTACAGACTCTGCTTTTTTTATATCTTGAATTGCACCACGAACATTTTCAAAAGGATTTATTACCCTACCTACAGATGTTCCCCAAAATGTTCTTGCATTAGAAACATTATTTAAACCTTTCATTGTTTGATTTACTGCTTTTGTACCATCATACATTAAATCAGCAGTAGCTCCAATCTTGCGTATTTTTCTTAAGTTATTAGCTGTTGCTGCAAAGAAACTTGCCCCTCCTGTAGCAGGCGTTAATAATGTTCCTGCTATTTCTTCTAATATTGCAGATGTAAATATACCAGCAGTGTATGCAAAAGACATAGCTGTGTTACTCATAAATGCACCAAAACCATCTTTACTTGATTGACCAATAGCTGCTGCTTCAGCATATTCTTTTGCTGATTCAAGATTTACACTAAAGTCCCCTTTTAAAGCTTTAAATAAACTTTCATAAGTATCCGTGAATCCTTTTGTAAATAAAGGAGCCATTGAATTACTTATCATGACAGATGTATTTTCCCACCAACTTGTGTTTGCATTATAGAGAGCTTCATTATCTCTCATTGGTGAAAATCCTAACTTTTCAAACTTTTCTGGACCATACGCAGCATATCTTTTATAAAAGTTATTACCAGAAGCTCCCGCATTATAAGAAAAAATGCGTGAATGTTGTTCAGGTGGAGCTTCGCCAAGTGCTAGAAGTCTACCTTCTATTCCATTAAATTTTTCTTGATATGATGTAGGAACACCTTTATTTACTTTATTTATGTCAGCATTTTTTTTTCTTAATGTTTTAAAGTCTGCAGTAAGTGGTTCTTGATAAAATTCAGGAAACGAAGGTGTATCTCCTTCAAAAGGTTTTAAACTTTCAGGATTAATATTTTGTGGATTTATTTTTCCAAATTCTGGACCTAAGGATTCAGTTGCGTCAAATGTGTTATCTGCCATTTTGTAAGTCTATATTTGCTTTTCTAACGTTGAACAATTCTGTTATTAAAACTTCTCGTGTATGCATAGATAGATTATGTAAAGGTATTGGACGGCTTTCATTTCTATAATCTTTTATATTAGGATCCCATGTTTTATATTTAACCAAAGCTGACCAAGGTGCACCTGTCTCTTTTGGATTACTTGGAGTAATGTGAAAAGAACCAACATTAGGAACCTCATAAAAATCTCCTGCAGCTCCTTTATATTTTACACTTTGCTCATATGGATCCATCCAGCTAGAATTAAATAAATTATTATTAAAATTTAATTTATCTGACATAAAATTAAAACCATTTTTCATAAATTTTTCACCTTCCTCTACTGTAAATAAATTTTCTTCTTTAACTTCTCCTTTTGCATTTAGAGTAGATATATATGATTCCATCCATTCTTTTTCAGGTATTACTTGCATTCCACCTACTAAACCATTTCCTCCAGCTATTGAAAGTGCTTTTATAGTAAAAGGTTTCATTTTATTAAGTGGGTTGTAAAATTCAGCTTCAAAATCTCTCCATGCTAATAATACTTTTTCATTTAATTCTAAATCTCCACTATTAAGATCTGAAGGTTCATCTCCAAGAGCTGCAACACTATTAGTACCATCCCAATCAATATTAGCAAAATCTCCTTTAGAAAACTGATTCATTGTTACATATCCTGGTGACATGTATGCTTTAGGGATTACCATTTGGTTTCCAATGCTATTTACGGATAGTCCGGTACCTCCGTTACCATCTCCATACATATTAATACCAGAAACGTAATCTTTCATTACATCACCATCTTTGTAAACATTATTAATTTGTGTTATTAGATTATCATAAGTTGTCTCATAATCATCAGAACCTTTTGGTAAAAGAAGTCCTGTACCAGATGCTGCAGCTTTAGGACTATGCATTTGATAATCACCTACTATTTTTTGAATTTGTTTTTTATTTTCTTCTGTAACTTCATAAATATCATGTTCTCCTCCAAACCAACCACGTGCACTTTTTGTAAGAGTAACATATTGACTGTCACCCTTAATGTTTTTCTTCCATAAAGCAGCTTCAGGTTCACCTGTCAGTACTTTAACTTTTCCATCTGCTGTATAAAGATTCACTGTTGAGTTAGCTTGAAGAACTCCTTCTTTATTTACTTTATTCCATACATTAAAACCATTTTCTACTCTACCCGTTCCAAAGGGACCCTTAGAAGCTCTCATAGCTTTTGCACCAAGTAAATCTCTGTAATATAAATAATTATTGTTATCAATTGTAACTGGCTTACCATCTATAATTCTTTGCGTAGGTCTTTCAATTAAATTTCTTGATGTACCATCCGCTTGTAATTTTTCAATAAATTCAAATTTACTTAATTGTGAACCTGATTCATCAAAAATTGCATTTATATCTTCAGTATTATACCCATTGTCTAGAAGTCTTCTTTCTACTGCTGCAGCCATTTTAAGTTTACTATCTTGATAGTTTTTTTGATTATCAAGACTTACAGTAAATTTATCAGAGTTTATAATTAAATTTGCATGCATTTGTTGTAACACACCTCCATCTTCAGTAAGTGTAGGATTTTCTTTTAAATAACTAGTTACTCTATTAACAATACCTTCTAATCTTTTAGCAGGAAAGTTTACGCCTTGACTTGTAAAAGCTTCATTTAATTCATGTACAGTTTCATAATCTGGAGTTCCTTGATTTTCTTGTCGGTTTGCTGCATTTTGTTCCCAAGCTTGCCTTGCGTAATTCCCTACAGGTTTATTTAAAAAATCATACCATTTCCCTTTACCAGTTCCTCCACCAGATTCTTCTTGTCTTTTTACTCTATCAATATCAGCCTGCTGCATTCCAAATTGATACGGTTTCTGCCCAGTACCATCACCAGTCCCATTTAATAAATCTTTTATTTCAGCATCAGTTATTAAGTTTTTACCTTCTAAATAACCAAAAAATGTTGTATATTCTTCAATAAGAGGTCTGTTAATATTTTCAAGATTATGTTTAGCTTGTTGTTCAGCAATTTCAAACATATTTTGGGGTGGTGTAGTTTGTCCTGTTCCTCTTGGTTTAGTAAAAAAAGTGTTATGCATATCAGGATTTTCTACAATCTTACCACTATATGGATCAATTTTATCTATACCATTATCTAATCTAAACTTTTGTATCATATTTAGCTTTTCACCTGTATTTCTAGCTTTTACTCTAGACATAGCTGCAGCATCTTTAAGCTCCTGAACTTTATATGGATTAGCTTCAATATCAATACCTGCATTTCTAAAGGCCCAATTCTCAGCACCCTCTTTCATATCTTTTTGCATAAAAAATGAAGCCATACCTGCATCTACTTTTTGTCTTAATGATTTAAGATCACCATATGGATTTTCAAAACCTGTTGAAGTAGATAGTGTATTTTGTCCTGTACCAAGAAGTTTTTGAACGTATTTTGATTGTTCTAAAACAGTTGTATTAATACCTGCACTTTCTTTTAACTTTTCTAAATATGTCATAGATTCAACACTACCATTACCACCATCAATATTTTTCTGTACTTCTATTGATTTATTTTTAGTAGCTCTCCCACTATCTTCTAAAGTTTTTACTCTATCTTCATTTAATTTTTTAAGAGTATTAAAACTAGTTTGAAGGTATTCCATTTCTGCAGCTTCCTTACTATCTCCAAACTGTGCAGCATTATTATATGCAAAATCTTTTCTAGTTACATAAGATTGTGTTCTATATACTGCACCAATTGCAGGATCAGATCCTAAAGTAGCTTCAAATATTTTATAAAGCGGATCCATAGCTGCTTCACCATTAGTTTTCTTAATGACCCATTTACCATCAGGACTAAAATCAATTGATTCAACGTTAAGATCTGCTTTTATAGCTAAATCTTCAATTCTTTCACCTACATTTATGTATGATGTATATTCAGCATTACCAAATGTCATTGATTCTTCATCATTACTTTCTTTGAATTCTTCTCTACGATAATCCATCTCTCTTATACCAGTATCCCAGTATTGAGACTTCATTTCAGCATCCATAGAATTCTTTAAGCTTTTTGCACGAGATCTTTTTCGCATGTAATTCTTAGTCCATGCCATATCTTTCATAAGAAATTTATTCTCATAAAAAGGTTTGAATACTTGACTAGCTTGAGATACGTTTTGTTCTAATGATAAATCTAAACCAGCTACTCTATTTAGATTAAATTCTATATCTTTTAAATATTCCTCTTTTCTTTCAATATTTGGTTCTCTTGTAAGATCCGCATACATATACTGACCATACATTTTATTAATTGATTTCCAGTTTTGATCATACTGATTTTGCTTAGCCTGCATTAAACCACCATAGAAATTCAAGTCCGGTTGAAAGGGTTGAATTTCTGGTATAAAATCTGTAACTCCTTGAAGATAAGTTGCCATGTCTATTATTTATTATAAATGTATTAAAATTTTATAAGTTTAGTAAACCTATAAAGTTTACTAAAACATGAAAGGGAATACATTTGAACCCATAACATACCCACCATCTTGTTGATATTGTGACATTGCATTGTCTACATCACTTCCAGCATAACCAGCTTGTTTAGCTAAAGCATCTCTGGCAGCTTTTTGTGCTACTGCAGCAGGTATACCTTGATCTAAATATTGCTGGAACCATTCATCATATGTCTTAGCTGTACGTTCACCTGTAAACTTTTTCTTCTCCCCTGTATAATCCATTTGACCACCTACAGATGGGTCAACTGAATACTGCGGATACATTTGATTAAGTGCATCTGTTTTCCATCTATTGGTAATTGCTCCTGTATACAATCCTCTACCTTGAGCTCTTGATTGAGCCATTGAATTATCATATTGTTGATTAGCAATTGTATTTTGATCATACAATCTTTGATTTTTCTGAGCTTCTAACATACGCTCTTGATTTCTAACACCTACGTTAGCTTGTTCAAATTGATTTGCTATTCCAACATTTTGTGTATTGTGTCTTGAAATTGCTTCTGCAGTATTTCCTGCTAATTGACCTTGTATAGAACTTGCTCTTGCGGATGCTGCTTGTGGTCCTGTAAATTGAGATAAACCTTCCATCATTGAAGCAGCACCTGCTGTAGCTAGATTAGCATCAAATCTTGGATCAGTAAATGTAGGATCCATTTCTTCAAGATCAACACCTGGTGCCCACGGCATGTACTTGTTGATTCTTGATCTGTCCATTATGTTACCTGCAATGTTTACTTCATCTTGCAACCACCATGGAGCGGGTCCTCTTGGGCCATCAGGTTCAATATCTACTTCTGTTTTCTTTCTTTCTTTTTCTTCTTTTAAATCTTCTTCACCATATCCATAGTTACTTATACCAGCTAATTGACCTGCAGTTGTATTTCCATATATTGATTGTGATAAATCATCACTAAAATCATCAATAGGTGATACATTTGGAAACCTCTGACCTGTTTCATCTGAAGCACCCATTTGAACATTATTTGCAAAACTACGTAAAGCATACTGTTTATCTTGATCTGTATAAAGACCTTTATCAACATTATCAGTTAAAGTTGTATAACCATGGAAAGTAGCTTGTTGAAGTGCTCTTTCTTTTCCGCTAGCTTCAAGAGGAACTCCAATCAGCTTTGATGCATTCTGAATAGTAGTCCAACCTTTTTCTTTATACGTTTTGATTAGTTCTTTGCCTTCTTCTAAAGTTTTAACAATTTTTTTATTTACCAATTCCTGAGCTGTTTTTAAACCTCTTCCACTATCTATAAATACTCTTGAGTTAATATCATTAGCACCAAGTTTAAGATTTCTTTCTTGATGTTTTAAGAATGAAGCTATGATTTGATCATCTGTAGGTTTGGTATAACCTCTAGCACTCCATGTTTTACCATACTTTCCAGGTTTTCCATTTTTCCCTTTTCTTTTATATGATTCTTTATTATCTAAAGCTGCCAAAGTTTGTTTAATAATTTCTGCTCTTACTATAGGATCTTTTACTGAAGCTACTAAAGCCTGATATTGTCCAGCTTCTACACGAGTAGCGTCTCCACCCCAAGAATCTATATCAGTACCTGAGTATTCAGGAAAAGTATTTTGTGTTTTTGTTATTTTTCTTCTCTTACCATCATTACCAATAACTACTAACACTTTATTAGCTTTCTCAGCTTCATTAAATTTAAAATATTTAGCTCTTTTATACTCAGCTTCTGTTTTATAGTCTGATCTATTAATAACTATTTCACCTTCCTTTTTTGCTCCACCCCCTTGATATTTATCAAGTTGACCACCACTTCTATAACTTGAATTACCATAATTCATTTCTGAATTTGGCATCATGTATCCTTCAGGCATCATATGATATCCTTCAGGTGTAGATTCTCCTCCAGTTTGAAATGTTGTTGAAACTCTAGGTTTTTTTCTTTGATGAAATAAATCATATACTCTATCACCAAATGTTCTATTATATATATCTTCAGCTTCTTGATTTGAACCATATACATTTAAATCTGCATTTGGATTATAATGAAAACTTTTATTTCCTTTTTGTACATATTCAGGACTGTTTGTAAATTCTTCAGAATTAGGATCTAATCCAATTTGATTATAAGAAGTATTATCTGCATCATTAAGATCATTAGTAGAAAACATAGTTTCTGGTAGTAAAGAAACACCTGTTTGAGCTTGAGGTATAAATCTTTGTAAACTACCTCCATTTCGTGCCATTGGCATTTCTTCACAAGGAACACATTTATCTTGCATTATTGTTTGACCATTAGCTAAAGGCATAGGAACTTTTATCATACAAGGACATTTATCAATTGCATCCATACTATTTTGTAAATACCCAGGAGTAGGTTTGCCCCAATCCATTCTATGCATCATTCTACGTTGAAAGTTTTTTTCATATTTAACTTTTTCTTCTGGAGTCATTGATGGATTAGGTGTAGGTGAAATAATTTTTTCAAAATTTTGTCGGTTAAGATTGTATTCATTCTTTTTCTCCCACCAATCTTTTTCCTCTTGAGACCATTTTGTTGGATCTGAAAGATTAGGATTATCTTTTAAATAATCTATTGTTTCTTGATCATTTTTAAACTCTTTTGGAAAAACTTCTCCATCCTTTTGATATTTAGGAATAAATCTATTAAGAGGAGCTACTGATTCATAACCGTATCTAGCTAATGGCATTTCCTCCATTGGCTGCTGTTGTTGCTGTTGTTGATCCTGTTGAGCTAATTGTTGTTGTTCTTGCAACATCTCTTCTGGTAAAATATCTTGATCAGTAAGCCCCATCTTTTCCATGTAGGGTCTAGCAACTTGAGGAATACCTTGTTCAAAGTTTTTTAAAGATTCTTGTGCTAAAGCAAGTGCACCGAGTTTCATTTGAAACTCTTGTATCATTAATTCAGCAGTAGCAATATCTTTTTTATCAGAATTAGGACTCTGTAAAATTTCTCTATATTTATTAATATCATATTGCTTAGCTAATTCTGCAGGAGTGTATCCTCTTTTAGATTTACCTTTTTTATCAACTTTACCAAACATTGCTAAGACTTTTGGATCTTTAATCTTCATTTGATTAAAGTCACTAAAGATAAATGTATTAGCTGGAAGATTTAATGGTGTTCCTCCATTATTATGTCGTTTACCACCAATTACATAAGTTTCTGCAAAGTTATCTCCATTAATATCACCGTATGCAACTTCACCTTTTTCAGCTTCTAAATTAGCATTTTCCCTAGCTACTGGTTTTAAAGTACGGGAAGTTGATGTATTTTGCATTTTATTTTCATTAACATCTGCACCACCAAAGTTTCCAAATTGTTCTGGAACTGTGTTACTATAACCATTTGCAGCGCCTCCTGCTTTAGCTTGCGGTAATCTTTTTATTCTTACTCTACGCATAATACAAATTTATATAAATTCTAGTTCTCCACCACTATTAATGAAGTCTTCTATATCTTCTTCACTCATATACATTTCATCACCTATCTGTCCACCTTTTTGTGATACACCTCTGAATCCTTGTTGATTTGGTCTAAAGTTACCTTGTTGACCCCAGTCACCTACTTTCTTTTTTCTTGTTACAGGGTTAAAAGCTTCAGCATTAGTTTGATCTTCCAACCATTTGTCTCTTGATTTTTCAGCTGGTTTTTCAAATATGTTACCTATAGTCCAGTTAGCTTTTGCATTAAAACCTTGAACCAATTTTTCACCATCAATATTATACATATCTTTTTTTTCATAATCTACATCAGCTTTTCCTTGATTATCTCTATCATTTTGTGTAATTAATCCATCATTTTGATAGTTTCCATCTTCACCCATTGTAATTCCAGGTGTATAATTTTCATTTGTAAATGAATTAGTTATGTTTTTCATTAAAAATGGATTTTCAACTTGACTATTAAGACTGCCACCAACATCTTCGTTAATATCAAATGAAGGGTTTCCTTGAAAATCTCTACATACACCATCTGCGCCTTTAAAATAACCAGGCTTGCAAGTTTCTAGACCCATCTGTGCTCTACTTAAGTTACCATTTTCTTGTCTTTGTTCAGGTCTACCTTGACGTACTTTATTCCACATATTTTGGAATACATTAGTACCACCTGTATCATTACCTTGGATACCTTGCTGTGTTTTCCATTTCATTCTTTCAAATATATTACCTTCATCTGGAACTTTGTACCCTGCATCAATGGCATCACGTCTTTGTTCAACAGTCATGTTTTCTGTATCACGTTTATTAATTCTACCTCTACTGTTAACAGGTGCATCTATCATAGGCATTTGTTGATTACCTAGTCGATTCATCATACCATCTGATCCTCTATACATTGTAGGTGCTTCATAATTTTCTAATGCTGCACCAGGTACTATATTTGTTCCATATGTAGTTGTCCATTCTTGTGGTCTACCTCTTCTGCTTGCTTTAGTTACCTTAGTTTGTGTAGCATCATTGTAATTTATCCCTCCTGTATAAGGATTACCTTCCATATCTCTAGCATTACTGGCTTGTGCCCAAGAACCTTGGTATTCTACACCTCTGTTGAATGGTATTAAATCTCTCCAATTTCTTTTACCTTTCATTTTTTTATCAAATAAACCAGGATAAATGTTTTGTCCAGTTGATGTTTTACCAATTATACCACTATTAATTCTTCTTTGATTATTTATTTGCTGATCAATATACTTATCTCTTTCAGCTTGTATTCTTCTAGCTTCTGCATCATCTTTAACTTCACCTTCTGTTTGATATTTTTGTATACCACCTTTAGAAAATCTTGTAAGATCACCATCTACAAATCCACCATACTGGTTCATTTGTTGTTGTTCTTGGATCATTGCTTCATACTGCTCTTCAGCTTGCTTCTTTAAACTAGATTCATTTGAAGCTTCTTTAAGACCACTCATAAATTCTTCCTTAATTCTTTTTCTATCTCCTAGTGCACTATCTGTAATAGTTGCTTTAGTAACTTTAGGCTGTTCAGGTTGACCTACATCACCCATTTGTTTTTTAGCAAGTTTCATTACATTACTAACAAATTTCTTTTTACTTATTTGACCACCTTTTTTTGCTTCTACAAGTTCATCATCATACAAGTATGACTCATCAAGATCTTCATTCATCATTTGATCATTCATCATTTGATTAGCTGATGGTTGTGATTGTATCATTTGTTCTTGCATTCCAGAATATTCAGGAGCTGTTTCTGCTGCAAGGTCATCTTGTGGTTTTGGAATTCTTTTTTCATTAAATGAATCAACAACTGAACTTATCATTTTAGATAATTCTTCAGGATTTATTTGATCTTTAAGTTGTTTAAGTAAAGCTTCATAAATTATTTGTGGTTCTTCACCTTCTTCTAATGCTTGTGAAATAACACTAAGTAATTGTTGTTTTGGATCAACTTGTTGTTGTTGCATAGGTTGCATAGGTTGTTGTTCCATAGGATATTGTGCTTCAGCCATATTACCGCCTTCCTGCACTCTATTCATAAACTGAGCTGTCCTATTTACATAAGCTCCTGCTCCTTCTGTAGCACCTCCTGCTTTATATACTCTTACACGTTTCTTCATTATAAACTTTATATATATTAATATACTAAATTTTGATGTATTGTTTAAACTTTATAAATTTAAAATTCTTCTACTACATAACCACCGTCTCTATACTCTTGTATTTCTTCATCACTTAATTCCATTTCTATAAAGTTACCACCTTTAGAAAACTTATATGATTTTCCTTTGTCATCACTTTCTAATGCTGCACCAGTTGCTATTGCTCCTGGTATTATACCATATGTTTTATTTAAGACATCTGTAACTGCTTTAATCCAATTTTTACTTCCTACAGGCATAGTAGGACTCATACTAGCAGATCCTGGTGAATTTAAAGAATAAGCATCTAAATAATTTAAAAGTTTATATATATCATCATATTTTCCACGTTGTAGTTGTCTCCCGCCTTTTACACCTCCCCTGTAATCACCTTTTAAAACCTTATGTTTATAGATACCTCCTTCTTCTGAGGGAGCTGACCATTCCCCAAACATGTTTGACTTTGCAAATTCTGTTTCTCCTTCGTTTAATCCTTTCCCCAGCTTTTCAACCATTTCCTCTGTAATCTCATCTCCCATTTTTAAACCAGCATTTTCTTCTAACCAGCCGATAGCTTTTCTAAATCTAACTTGTTGTTCTGGAGCAATTGATTGATACTCTGCACCACCAGGTATACTTACATTTTTATCTTCAGTAAGCTTTAAAGCAGGATAATTATCATATAAAGGTTGACCATGAAGTTTCCCATCTATAGAAATATAAGGACCTTTTGAATCACTGAATAAATGATTAACTTCATGGTCTATAACACCTAAAACATCTTCTTTACTTTTATTTTTTAAGTTTCTAGTATTAATCGCTATTTTACCATTTCCTTCATATACACCACCCGCTTTATCTCCTAAGTCTTTTAAAGTAATAGAACCTTCATTAAATTCTTTTGTAAATTTTTCTATAGACTCTGTTACTTCCTCTCTACTTCTACCTGTAGCTTTCATATTATTAGTAATAAACTTATCAGTCGTAAGTCTACTTTTTATTTTTTGAACTATATCAGCAACATCTTTATTTGTTACTCCTAATTTAGACAAATCTGCAAGATCATTTGATTTTCCTAAAAATTTATTTATATTTGGATCTACTTGATTCATTCTTTTGTATACTGATACAATTTCATCTACAGGTGTTCCTTGTGCAATTGAATTAATAATTTCAGCTTTAGGTACGGATAAAGATATTTCGTTTAATTTAGGATTTAGTTTATCTAAAGTACTAAATACTGATTCTAATGTAATAAGTGGAACTTCGTTTTTTAATGCAATCTCTGCAAAATCTTTTAATTGTTCATTTGTTACACCTGTTGGTAATTTGTAATCTTGGAAATTACCCATTTTTGGTACAGAATTATTTGTAACATAATATTTTTTATCAATTGATGCAGTGTTTTTTATTACATCATCAATTAATTTCTTAGCTAAAATTTCTTGATGCGTACCTACTTTTTTATTTATTAAAGCTTCTGCTTTTTTAAGTTCAGGAATCTTATTAAAAATTTCAGGACTGCGCCCTTTTAACTTGTCTAAAGTTTGTTTAAGTATAGTTTGATCATAAAAACTAATATCATCAGCAAGAGCTTTTGGAGCTTTTGGAACTTTTATATTTTTAGCTGATGCTGGAAGTGCTTTATGAGCTTTTCTTATTGCACGCCATTCTTTAGTTCCTGGTATAAATGCAAGTAAACCTAAGGCAGCTTCTACGTAATTTTCATTATCTATTGCCATATCTATGTCACTTGCCCATTTAAGTGGATTACCCATTTGATTAACAAAGTCAAGTGGGTTGGATCCTTGTCCTTTTCCTTCATCACCATAGCCAAATTTTTCTCGGAAACTTGATGCAGTTGGATCAATTCCTGCATATAACATTTGATTATAGTTTCTTGGCATATTATCTAAGCCTCCACCTACAAATGAATATTTAGCTGCTGCAAAAGGATTACTAACAATATCTGAAAATCTGTCAATACCTCTATCCCAAGAACTAGGCTTGTCCCATTCTTCTACAGTGCCATGATTTTCTTTAGCAGTAGCATGCATATCGTATATGTCAACTAATTCACTAAGACTTTTAATATTATCTTTTACCATGTCTCCACTACCTGCTTCTCCTGTTTTAATTAACTCACGAGCAATTGCAGCTTTTTGTTGAAATATATTTATTGATTCATCAGTTAAATCTCCTCCATTTTTTGGTGGGTAATAGTTATAAGGTTGTGTTGATTCAGAAACTGCTGGAGCATATGCAGGATTATCTAAAATTGGGTCATAAGTTGCCCCTGTTCTACCTTTTTGTGCTTTTGGTAAAGCTTTTATTTTATATCGTGCCATAATTATATTTTTTCAAAAACGTAACCTTGTTTTTCTAATGCTTTTACTTCTTCATATGTAAGTTCAACTTCATCATTTATTTTACCATTAAATTGTGTTGTACCGCCTTGTTCTAAAAACTTAGGGTTACTGATAGATGCAATTGAAGGTACTGAATCTAATTCTTTATCTTGTTTTATTTTTCTTTTTATTTCTGCACGTTGCCGTGATCTTTTATCTACTGGAAGACCAAGAGATGCACCTAAAGTAAATGTAGGACGGAATCCTAAATTTTCAGAATTATTTGATTCTGTATCTGTTTTTTTACCTAATACTGGATTAAACATTACTCCTGCATTTAGTTTAAGAATTGAATTATTTTTAAGTTTTCTTTTATAATCTGCTTTAATACCATAATTTAATCCAAGTTGTGCTTCTTTTCTATCTTCACCAAATACTTGTGTTGCTGATGCATGTGGTTTTGTTTGTGCATTCATTCCACCATAAGGAGTTATGTTTAATTCATTTTGCCTATTTTTAATTGCGTGAATTTTATGACCTGCGCTTAAATCATAATACCCTCCTCTTACTGGATCTAAACCTATATTTTGTTTCATGAAGTTTTTAGCTGGCCAACTTCCTCTTTGTTCAGTTCCAAACTCATAACCTGCTTTAGCACCAAAACCAAAGTTACCACCATAGACATCTCCTGATAAAGTGTGAATATTAGATCTATCTTTTGTCCCTCTAAATTCATGCTCTAATCCAAGATTACCCATTAAACCATAGTCATCTGAATTATACTGCGGACCTAAAGAAAGAGTTGTGCCATTCTGAGCTTGTGGTAATTCCTCTACTACGTAGCCTCCATCTTTGTATGCTTTAATCTCGTGTTCATCTAAGTCAAGTTCAATATAATTATTATTTTGCCCACCACTTTGCAAAAATCCTATTTTTCTAGATTCTAAGTCTTCAGGTTTAACAGCTTTCTCTCGTTGCACCCATCCTATTACAGGTTCTTTCACCCATTCTAAAGTACTAGCTGGTGGCTTAACTGTTCCTGGTGTAGATTTTTTCTTTATAGGTGCAGGCTTACTAACAGGTATATCTTCAATAGAAACCTCTGGACTTGCTATAGGTTCAACATTTCCTATAGGTCTTTCTGTACTTATAGCAACAGCATCTGCACGTTCTTGATCAGTCATGTTCCGTCCATTCTTCTTATAGTATTCAGCATCAGCTATAAAGGCATCTAGTGTTGGATATTTTTCTTTATCTACATTCTTGTACGCAGCTTTATATGACTTCTTAGGTTGTATTATATTAATCAAGGTACCAAATGTATTAGGATCAGGAAGTAATTCTTCTTCTTCTTCTTCTTTATATATGTAAGGTTGAACTGGTTTTGAATATGTTACATTGTAACCTGAATATTGTGGTCCTGAACCTGTTAACCATTGACTCCAAGTTTGGTGTGGTGTATATGCACCTGTTGGACCTATAGTAGGATGACTAAATTCAGCATGGATAGCTTTATTCTTTAGATCTTTTGTAGGTTTTTTATTTTCATCCCAGTTATCCGAAACTCTTATATTAGGATTATCTGGATGCGGATAGGATGCTGCTGAAACACTATTATAAAGCTGTGGTGGTTGATTCATTGGTTTGGTTGCTTGATATAAATCTCCCAAGCTCTCAGAACTATTTACAGAATCGAAACCTATTAAATCACCTACTCTATTTTTGAAATCATTACTAAAGTTATAAAGATCTAAACTATCCTTATAACCCTGTAATCTTGGATCATCAGGATCTGTTAACTCTATAGGCTTTCTACCTCCTCTTTGAGCTTTAGGTATAAATCTATTTAATGTGCCTCCTTTTTGCAAATAACTACCTGTACTTAGATTATACTCTTTTAAATCTTTAGGTTTAACAGGTCTCTGTATTTGATACCAAGTTCCTGTTTGTGGATGTTTTACCCACTGTAGAGTAGAAGCTGGTGGTTTAACTGTTCCTGGTGTATCAGCAGGGGTATCTTTAATAGGAACTTTTGGTATTCTGTATGCACCCATTCTTATATCAAAGTAATCAGGGTCAGCACCTTGCCTCTCCATTAATTTCTTCATTTCTGGCCCGTCAGTGATACTTATTCCGACAGGTGCATGATATGTGTAGTCATCATCTTCATACATTACACCTGGATTTTCAACAGGTTTTATATAATAATCTTTGTCAAGTACCTCTATACTTTTTATTTGATTTTCATCTGTACCATTATTCCCTATATAATCAGTAACGTTAGTTATCTTAGCTAAATCTTCAGCAGGCATATTTCTACCATTCTTCTTATAGTATTCAGCATCAGCTATAAATGCATCAATAGTTGGATATTTTTCTTTGTCTACATTTTTGTATGCATCTTCATATGACTTCTTAGGTTGTATTATAGTACCAAGTGCCCGTCCAGATGAAGAACTAGAAGATGAAGTTTTGTTTCTAGTTAATTCTTTTTCTTCTTCAGTCTTCATATCCCAAGGCTTTATTGAAGTTGGATTATAATAAGGTAACTTTGTCAAAGCTCCAGGAGTTTTGGCGCGAACTTTGTTTTGTTGCAGTTGTCTATAAAGAAGAACTTTCATATCTTTCTCAGTAAAGCCTTTAGATTTAGCATACGTAATAAGGTCTTTTTTACCAGTATTGGTGTCATCATATTCCAAAAAAAGATGAAGATTATCAGGATCTCTGTGAAGCTTTTCATAAAGCTCACGTTCTGTTTTGTTTAACTTATTATAACCAAACATATTTTTTGGAGTGTACATTATCTCACCTTCAGGTTTTATTCTGTGATCATATCTTAGTAAAGGTGCATTAGTATCTATTGCACCTGTAATCATATCACTTGTGTAAGATATGTTTGGATCATTGTTACGCTCAATTATTTTTGTATTATCATATGATAAATCAGAATGACCCATAGTTTCTGCCTCAATTTCTTTCATTCTTGAATTAGTTTCACCCCAATGAGGAAAAATATCTACATCGTAAAAATTTTTATTTTTATCATAAAACCCCTGAACTTCCATTGCATTATTGTAAAGATCTAAACTATCTTGTCTAGTAACTTCTATTGGTGGTACTCTTCTTGATGGAAAAATGCCAGTTTGTGCTTTTGGTAAGAATATATTTTCGCCACCTTCTTGTAAAGTATTAGTAAACATTTTAAGCTGAGCTAATGTAGGTTTGAAAGGTTTTTTAGTTATACTACTTGTTCCAATATTATACGATGGACCTTGTGCACGTCTTTCTCTTTCGTACCATGTTCCAGTTGAAGGTGATTTATGCCAAGTAGTAGCAGATCCAGGTAATTCAAGAAGAGCATTATTTGTCTTATCATGAATAAGCTGTTTATCAATTTCTTTAGTTGGTATTTGTTCTAAAGGTTTGGTAGGAAGTGTAGGAGTTTGCGCTTCTTCCCATGCTGCTTTATCCATTACTGGTTTCTTGTAAACAGGTGACGTATGACTACCATCCCAATATGTTCCTGTAGGTTTTATTGTCTCGTGATATAGATCAGGAGATGTTGCAATACTATTTCTTACATTACCATTGAATGGTAAAGTATCATAGTAGTTTAATATTTTTTCAGCACTAGGATCATCTGTACCATAAGCATTTATTAAAGCTTTCCTGTTAGAGAATCCACCTGCATTATAATTATTCCAATCCCAAGAATGATTACTTGCCATAAATCTATTACGTCTATCTTTTAAACCTTGTTCAAGAGTAAGTCCTTTATTGTTATAATATCTTTCCATGGATTCTTTCTGAGCAGGATCATTACCCAAAACTTCCATTGTAGACAATTGGTTAGCCTTTTGAAATTGATAAGCATTGTATAAATTTAAACTATCACTATAGGCTGCTTGATTAAATATATCACCACCTGTTTGCTTATTTTGTAAATGTTCTGGTAATTGATCTTTCCAAGAACCCATTCCAAAAGCTAATGCAGCTTCCTTATCCTTTCCAAAATCATATACCTCACCTCTTTTCTCAGCCTCTTCATATATTGGCCACCAACCATCTTTTTCATCAGACATGTCAACCCAATTTCTAGAGTCGTCTGCGTATGGTTTAGAGTCTTGAAATAATGAAGGGAATGCTACCCAACCTCTTCCGTCTACGTACTCTGCTTTCATTAAGTGAGAGGATACATCAGAAGGTCTAGAAAACTGACCTGAAGGTGTCCAAACAGAATGCCCGTCATAGTTTTCTCTTGTCCCTCTTCTTTGTTTTACAGTATGACCACCAGATTGCATTTGTGGAAATTCATCAACATAGTCTGCACCGGGAAAATTATAATCTTGTCCTGGTTGCATCATCATACCTGGGCCAACATTAGGTTGTGCCCATACAGGGTAAGGTACATTATCCATAGTAATATCACTACCTGGAATTCTTGTATTTTCTCCAGGATGAGCCCATTGTCCTCTTGGATCTTTTATTATATCCTTTGGTTTTGATGGAGCTTTTGCTTTACCTAATTCTGATATAGCTTTTGAAAGAAGTTTTTTATTATACATTACCTTGGGGATATTTGATTCTTAGTATTAACTATTTTCACTACCATGTTTACACCATTTGATATATCTTTTCTTAAATATAGCATATTATTGTAATGTCTGAACTTTTTTCTTTGCAAAGGTTCTTTTGTATAATTAAGATTAAATTCATTTAAAGCTTTAATATAACCATTTGATTCTGTAATCCAAATGTGTCTTTGTTGTTTTCCACCTAGTTGAGTTGTTGTTCCAGGAATTACTGGATTAGTAGTTGGACTACTTGAGCCTACAGGAAACTCTCCTCTATCTCTTGTTATATCCCAAAACTGATTAAATCTATATTTATGTTCTTCCTTTGAAAATAGTATATCTATTGAACTACCATTTATGATAGGGTATGTGAGATTTAAAGGAACATTGTTTTTAGGATATATAAATAAATCTAAATATCCGGATACTTGCTCAGTGTTATGTATTACAGCTGTATCAAAATTATAATCTAATACATGAAATTGATCTACACAATTATATTCATTTCTTCTATAGCACTCAAGTAAATATTCTACACTTTTCATTGTAGTTATTGTCTGTCCAGTCACTATAGGAATTTCAACTTCAAATGGATAGTTAGTACCATAAAAGTTACAGTATTCATTACATAAATTATTATGTTTCCAAACACCGTTATCTTTAACAGTTAAAAAATTACCTTTAGATGCTAGCATTATATTTGGATGCCAGTCATGATGAGAAACCCAGAATTTAGATTTTGGATCATATGACATTGTCCAAGAAGCATCTTCAAATATATTTGCATCTTTAAGATTAGTTCTTATTACATCATCTACTATAAATTGTTTAAGTTCTTCATTCCAAACTACTCTTCCTTTAAACGGATCTTTTAATTTGTAATCTTTTTTAGCAAAGTAAAGTACACTGTTTTCATTATCATATATTGAATGACATCCAATACCAGCTACTGGATTATCAGTATGTGGATAATTTGGAAAATCTTCTAAAAGTTGAAATGGTAAGAATTTATTAAACCACCATTTTAATCCTGAACTTGATATTTCTTGTAAACCAGATGCATATGAAAATATTTTACCTTGATTTTGACTTATGTAAAACATACCAGCTGGCGTAGATATTACACTTCTTCCATTTTGAGATGATCCATATTCATATTCTTCATCTGCAGCTACTACATTTTGTGCAGCTTGATTAAACAACCCACCATCACCTAAGGTAACTTTAGTACCTAAGTCTGTTTGTAAAGTATCAACACCTTGGTAAACCATAGGGCTTGCATTTTTAAACGTAATAAATATACCCGTTTTAGCAAAGTTTTTTACACTACTTATTTGATTTTTAAATTCTTTATAATTATTAGGTAAATACATAAACCATGAATCTTTTACTGATTCTAATTCTTGTGGTAATGAATAAAGAATTCTATCTGGATAATATGTATAACAAAGTTCTGCAACTTGAGGATCATAAAACCTAGTTTGAAGATTACCTTGTGAAAAATATTGAGTAAACAATTTTGATATACTTAAAGAGTAATCATATTCGTTATAGTTACCTCTAGTAATAACATCTGGATTCATATTAAATAATCTATACAAATCAGTATATCCATATGGGTCATAATGTTTTTCAAAAATTTCAACACCTTGTTCTCTAAAATCTACAATAACATCACTCTCAACATAAAAGTCTCTTACAGCTGATGTAGACAAATAGAAGTATGCATTTTTAATTCCAAATATTCCGTTATTAAGATTAGCTATTGTTCCTAAAATACTATTATCATTACTGTAATTATAATTTTCCCAATCTAGATTATAATAATTATGTGGAAACAGTCCTTCACCTTCAGGAGGTGTATTAAATGGATTAATAAAATCTATAAGATTTGCCCACATTGCATTGGCTTCATATCTTATACTATTCATCCAGAATCGTGGATCAGGAATCATCTTTCTATTTAGATAATTATATTCAGTTCCATCTGGTTGATCATATAACCAATCATGAAACATAAACATAGAATTCTTTTCTGTATATCTATTAATGTAAGTATCTCCTTCAAATAATATAGGCGTTGTTTGAATAATTTTTTGTTCAAATTGAGGAAGGCTGCATGCTGGAGCTAATGTAGTAATGGGAATATCAGCATACTCAAACTTTTGTTCACACGGTGTAATTGGAATTTGCTTTATTGCTTGTAATTGCCCATACTGATTTCCTATACGTACTTTAATACCTCCGTAATGACTTTTGATATTTTTATTAAAAGTTTTTGTTTTACCTTTTTTAAAGTCAACATGTGATACATCAGAAGTACCTATAGTAACTAATGAATCATCAGCTCCAGGCCCTGTAAGAAAATTTGGACCACCTGTTACTCTGCTAACTCCTTCAGAAGTTCTAATAACTACTGTTTCAGATCTTCTAAGATTATTAATTCTATAAGTAACTGGAAAGCCAAAAGTTGCAGGTGTATAACTAGACATTTCTTGAAGATCTTGACCTAAATAAAATTCATCTTCTATATTAAATCTACGTATCTTTGTTAGATCAACTTTATTAAACGTATCATAGTACCCATGTGCAATTAATTGAAGAGCACGTTGTCTATAAGGTACAAGAGAATATATTAATCTAATTACTAAATCTGCTCCTTCTGAAAAGTAATATAGCATTTGTGCTAAATCATTGCCAAATACATTTGCTAAACTACTATTTTTAAGATATTGATGTTTACTTAACTCTGTGTCATAACTAGGTGCTGTGTATGTACCACCTGCACGTAAACCACCATCTAAATTAAATTTATCATAATGATCTTGTAAAGAGCCATCTGTACCTACTCCTGGAATGAATGAAAAGATACTTGATAAACCTTCATTTACAGCTTCACCATTATTAAAATAGTCATCATATTCATTTGTGTATGTAGGTTCATCATTATTTGTAAATTCATCAACACCTGAACCACCAGTGACTCCAGAATCATCTGAGTATTCTACTATTTCTGTAGAACCATCATTACTGTTAAGTGGACTTATAGTTCCTGGAGTAAGTAATCCAGAACCACCCGTTAAAAAACCACTTGTACCACTTGTACCACCTCCACCACCAATTGAATTTTGGGTATAGTCATCACCAAAGACTCTAGTAAAACTAGCTCCTGGAGCATTAATAGTTCTCTTACCTAAATTAGCTATGATAGCTTCAATAATACCACCCATAATAGCAGCCCACATTGCAACATCTTTTAAAAGCTTATCTTTAGGATGCTTACTAGGTTCTATAAACTGTTGATCGCTTTCACCACTTATATTACCATATAGTTTTAATTCTGTAGTTCCTAAAAAAGGTTCTTTAAATTCAGTATCTGGTGAGTGAAATGTTATTATGTCTTCTGGAATATTTGCTTCAGTAATATCAATTGTATCATCATCATTGTCTACTGCTCTGATATATGGATCAACAGCACCATTGACACCTCCTGTTGGATTAATAGTATTAAAAGGATGATTAGGGTATAATCCTGCTGTACCACCCCCTGTTACTCTGTAAGGTCTCATATTATTAAGCATACCTTTTGCTATAATAGTTTTGTTTCCATCACGAGCTCCTCTTAATATTTCATATCCTACTAAATTTGGTATATCATTACCATCATTATCTTTAGGATAAATTATATTTTCAAACAATACTCCTAGAATTCTAATTTTACTACCATCAGTTCCGTTATCTATAAAATGATTTACATCATCGTTTACACTTTGTTCTGGAAACTTATGATGTCTAATTTGCAATCCACATAAATCCCATTGTTCACTTGCTTGACCATATACACCTGTCCAACACTGAGCACTTGAATTCCAAATTTCAGGTTTATTATCAGGATAAAATTCTGTTGACTGCCAGTATCCCATGTCACCTGTTCTTAACACTACACCACCATCTGGAAGTACTGTTCCATTTGGAGTACCTGATGTAGCTGTATTTATAGTTTCAAATAACAGTGTATCATCAGGAAGGCTATCGTCATCTGAGTATACAGAATTTTCAAACAAACCAGTATTTTGAAATAATCTTGGCCCTCTACCTGGAATATGATAAGATGAAGTTTTATCTCCTGTATTGTATACCCATCTAATAAAAAATGGATAATTTTCATCTCTTAAATAACTAGGCTTATGCCCACCTTTAGAATAATATCTTGCAGGATATTCTACTGAAGCCCACTTAGCTTTAATTAAATTTGCTAATGGTTGATAATTAAAATCAAATTTAGATGTAGGACCTATTCTTAATAAATAGTTATCTATCTCAACTATTTCATCTGATCTTTCAAAAATAGGATTTTGTAATGGAATAAGACTTAATTGTACAGGAATAAGATCTTCTTTTATTTGATCAATATATATAGTTGTTGTACGAGTAGAATAGTATCCTATCTTTTTTGCAACAGCACCTTGATTTATATTTTGAATTATAACAAGTTCAAATTCATCAAAATGTTCTGAATCAGCTTCTACATTAATCTTTAAGCCACCTCTTGCATTATCTTTATGCCAAATAGGCTGAACATTACTAGGTGAATAATAATCTGTAACTTTCTGATTTTTAATAGTATACGCAAGTACTACAAAATATGAACCATTAAATAAAGTACCACCTTGTGTACCAGATTCAATTGTTAAACAAGGTGTATCAACTAACCTAGCTAATCTAATAGCATTGCAATCAAGCTCTTGTGTATCTACACATATCTTACAACCATTTACAATTGGACAATCTTCAATCCATTGTACACCTGGCCATTGTATAGTATCACTTCCATTTGTATATTCATTATCACTTGCCCATACAAAATCATTTGAAGGCCATATTTGAGGATCCCCAATGTTTAAATACCTATCTGGATTATTACTATCTGCAAAATACACTGCCCATGAACAATCTTCCTTTTCTCTTGAAGCTCCTGTAATTAAATTATATCTATCAAAGTTTAAACAATTATCCTGAACAATAATTTTATAACTACATAAGTCTTCTTGAAATAAACCTATTTCATCTTTTTTACCTGTTTGACCGGGTCCTAAAATAGAAGTTGTAAAAATTACCCAGTTATCACTAAATAAATGTATTGCACCAATTATTTCTTTTTCAGAACCTACTAATGTTTCCCCTGCAGTAATACATAAATAATTAGAAGATTCATTTGATAATGTACCTAAGTTACCTTCTGCTGTATTATTTACAGCATTACGAGCATGTGTCCATTCTCCTTCAGATACAAAAGATGGATCCGCATCTTTGTTTAACCCTTTAAAAAAAGTATTAGTATTTAGTTGACCTGTATTTTGTTTTCCTTGTTTTTTAGCCATCTCGATATATTATAATCTGTAACTTCCATTTGGAGAATAGCTTTTAAACATATCATAGTATTTACTATACATGGCTTTTCTATTACTAGCCCATACTTTGTGCATCTCAGAAAAGTTAGGAGTGTTTACAATGCTCAATGCTCTGTTACGTGCTTCTCTTAATTTTACTTCTACTAACTGTAATCTTTGAACTACATCACTACCATTTAAATAAAGATTCTCTAATATGCGTTGTTTAATAGCATACTCATAATATTGATTTATTTCATCATGATCAGGTAACATTAAATTACCATCGCAGTCTTCTAATGCTCCTTGATAATTAAGATATATTTTACCTGTTGTAAATGAAGTATGTAAAAAATTATTTTTTATCCAACCTTCATCAGGAGTATTAAAATATAAGTTAGGACATTCACATTCAATACCTTGACCTGTTTTCATTCTTAACGGATGTACTGTAGAATATACTCTAGTTTGTCCAGAGTTAACTATTTGTATTAATTCTTGAGCATCACCTTTACAATTGAAAAATACACGTGGTTGCACGCATGTATTACCATATGGATTATTTGAATCATAACCTAATTCTTGAATTGTAGCTGCATTAGTTATGCAAGATGCATTGTTATTACAAGGATTGCAATTACAAGAAGAACAATTTACAGTAGCTGGAGCACATTGATTAATAGTAGCTGGGACTTCTGCATAAGGAACTTCGTGAATATTAGTACCACCAACATCGTAACCCGTATGTACTTTATGTTCACCACAAATTAATCCAAAATTAAATACATAAAAATCATCTGGCAGTTTTGCTTTACTATGATTAACTTCAAGAATAACTTCTTTAGTCATATTGATTCTTAAACCAAGATCATATGTAACACGTTTAGCAATTTTAATAAGTTGTTGTGGTTGTATAACACCTTCTAATGCATATGATTGAAAATCAACATGAACTTCATCCATTAACTGATCAAAGGTTTTATATTTTAGTGTATAGTTAAAGTCCATTATCTTAATACATTTTGACTATCATCAGATCCATTAGTTGGAATCTGAATAGTAGTTGTAAGTTCCGTAATTACAAATTGTTCAATTTCAGAGAATAAATACTCTGGGATATTAAATTCAGCTTCTTGTCTTATTTGACATTCAGTTGATGTATCACATGAATATTCACTTACATCACCTTCAAATAAAGCATTAATTAAAACAGCATCCCAAATTACATCTGGAATATATAAGTATCCATTATCATACCAGTAATATTTTTTTTTATTATATTTAAAGTTAGTACTATTACTAAGTGAAACATATATATTTGAAAATGTTTCAGTAAGTTCAGTAGTCCCATCAATTGAGTTTACATACCTTATAACAGGACCTCCACCTGCAGTTGCAATAGATGGTAGTTTATCTTTTGTACGTTTAATTGTACATCCTGAATATATACCTGTACATCCAGCTTCTATTTTATCAACATCAATTAATTCAACAAAAGGTAACGTCTTAAATATTGAACTAATGTTTGTTAATTTGTTTTTATTGTCTTCTCTTTTCATTAAAGAAGTACCGTACTTAAGAATAGAATAATAAATTGTTCTATCAGTTAAAAAAGGATCTTCTTTAACTGCTTTAAGTGTGTTTCTTACTCTAGAGATTGCTTCACCAATTGTTGTCATATGTCAAACTCATTATAGTTTTTCAGACCGGGGTCTTTTTTATTTTTCATTCTATGCTTGGTTGTCTCTTTATTAAAGATTTCCCGCATCTTTCTCATAGGATCAACTTGAATATACATTGTCCAATTCTCTGGATAACTTTTAGACAAACTTCTTTTAAATGTTCTACATGCATTAAAAGCCCAACACTCTCTATTAATAAACTTATATTTACTTGCGTAACTTGTATAAAAAATCTTAGCTAGTTTACCATCTGTTTCCCAATTTTTATTATTAACTGTTATACCATATTTCTGAGACTTGCCAAAGTTTATATTATTCTTCTTACTAGCTTGACAAGTACCTACAAAGACATATCCTAAGCCTTCTGGTAATTCTACACCGTCTCTAACATCAATTACATTTTCCCAAAATAGAATATTAAAAGCTTTTCCTATTTTTCTTAAATCTTTATCACTAACATCTTTATATCTTAAATGTTTTTTTCTAAAATCATTAAAGAGCTTAGGATTCATAACTTGATAAACATCTGGTCTGAATCTGGGTCCCTTTATGTTTGGTTTTTTAAATTCTTTGGTATTCATACTATATATTTAATATACTAAAATTAACTGAATTTAGCAAGTTAACACAAATATACAGAAAAACAAAACCCCTGAATAATTCCAAGGGTTATGCTTTTTGTTAGCCGCAGAAACCAACAAACTACGACATATTTTATATTACTAAAATATTTTAGTAAGAGATAATATTTTTGATGTTACAAAATTTCCTGGATCTGCAACAACAAATCTAGCTCTTACAGCAAAAAGAGTACCTAAAAAGTTTGTTGTATCAACTACTGAAGTTGTATTTAAGCCTGTTCCAATATTATCAAGGACACCACCGTATTGTACACTACCTGTTGCACCAATACTTCTTACAACAATTTCTGCTTCAAGTACAAAGTCGTTACCTCCTGTTGATGAGTGAGTTGCAAGAGTAATACCACCAAATTGAACCTGAATTTCAGTGTCCGTTGCAAAACCTACAGTACGTTCTACGTGAACTTTCAGTCTAAAAGTATCACCAACACTTAATGAATTTGCTGGGATAGTCATTGATCCTACACCTGAACCTACAAAATTTGTAAAACTGGTTGTGTTTGATACAACCGCATCTGCAATAGCTGTAAATAATCCTTGGGGTAGTATATTATCAATAGCAGTACAAAAATAAGCTACAATTAATACTAGTGCATCTTCAACTAAAGTATCTGCAGGTACAATTACATCAAGATTACATAAAATATCATTATCTACAGTTACTTCATCACATAAAAAAGATGTTATAGATGCAAGTGCATCTGAAACACTAGAGTTTGTACTTACTACTTCAACAAGACCACAAGTGATTGGCAATCCTGTATATACAATACATTCTGCATTAAATGATTCTGAACATGGTTGTACTTCAGGACAATCAGATGGTACTGGACATGGTGGAGGAGTAGTTAAATAACTATCTTGACATCCACATTTACTTAAATTACATTTATTACAACTCATGTTTTTATTTTTATTAATCTTTATTACGCTACTGTTATTCTATATGATCCAGTAATGCTAAAGATACCTTCAATATTTCCTGTTATGTTATTATATCTTAACCCTGAACAAAGACCGTTAGCAATTGCATCTTCATATTCCACATCTGGTGGAGCAATATTTTGAGCTTGTCCTACCATAATTAAAAATCTTCCTGCTACCCAATCAGCAATTGTTTTACCAGGAACCATTATTGCTAATTGTGCAGGTGTTACTAAAAGAACCCAAACACCTGTAGCATTTACGTTAGAAGTACGTGTGCCAAAAGCTAAAGCTCCTCCTCCTGCAGGACCTTGTGGACCTTCCGGACCAGTAGCTCCATCATTTCCATCAGCTCCATCAGCACCATCAGGACCTTGGATACCTTGGATACCTTGGGTACCCGGATCTCCTTGAGAACCTGGTAAGCCTCTGTCACCTTTCTCTGGTGTACACGAACAGTCACATTTACAATTTCCACAACTCATATTAATCTGTATTAATCTATGTATGCTACTAAACCATCTAAAGTAAATGCAAAACCTCCTATATCTGTTTCTTCTCCAGCATCACATGTCAAAGGCCACGTAGTATTTCTAGTACCTGACGTTAATGGAAAATCTGCATTTAAAGGTGCATTTTGTATATCTGTATTTACATCAATATAATTAGGAACATACTCACCAAGTCTAATATTAGTAGTTACCATTCTTAATGGAGAACTTCCTAGCCATCCAGCACCTCTTGTTGGTGTAATTTCTAAATCTTTTAATGTAGCGAAATATAATTTTTTGTCTACAGTAATACCAACATTACCGGGAGCTACTAAACTTGTTCCATATGTAGCATCTAAATCAAGACCTCTTGTAGATATTGTATGTGAGCCTACATAAGGCCCATCTAAATTAGTAGCTGCAGGTAAAACACTTGCTGGAATTATACTTAAATTATTATTAAAAAATACACCTCCGTTAGAACTTAACGTAACTCCTCCACTTGCACCTGTATAAGGTGCTACATATAATTCACTATTGTATGATGTATTTGCAAGAAATGGAATTAACGTAGTTCCTCCATCATTACTTAATGGAATAAAAACATTTCCTCTAAAATTTAATACTTTTCCTATTCTACGTACCTGAGGTTTAGTTATAGATAAAGGATAGAATTGAAAACCTTCTAAATCTACCCAACCTGTATCAACTAACTCAGCTTTAATATTATAGTTACCGAGACTATTTATTAATGTTAAATCTATAGTTTCACTGTCAGTTACAGAAACTGTAGTCGCAACAGCATTTCGCATATCACATAATGTTATCCATACGTTATTTATAGATTGTGATAATGTTGTAGCACTTGCTATCCAAGTCCCTGCATATTCAACTGACATTGAATTAGCTGGATTAACCTTAGAAGGACTGGCTGATAAACCAAGACATTCTGCAGCAATAGCTGTTGCAATATCAGCTATTGTACCTACGTTACTTATATAATTACAATATGCAATTTCCAATGCACTCAATACTTGATCAATTGGCGTTGGTACACCTGGTAACACACAAGCTGGGGTAATAGATGGTAATGTAAATGTAGGCGCTGGTGCTACTTCTAATGAAACTATTCTTACTTCATGGTTTGCTATACCTGCTTTATTTAAACTAATTTCAGTAATATTCTCTGCAATTTTAGTTCCCATTGCTAAAGAGTAATCTGTAAGATCCATTGTAGTTTCACCATCTTCTTGAAATGGTTCAGCTACTGTTATTATACAACCTGATGGGCATTCGCCATCACCTAATCCAACATGTGTATGTGGATCTAGATTTTCTAATTTACAAATCTTTTCAGTTAAAAATTGAATAAATGCTTTAAAATCATCAGGTTTAGATTGATTAATATTAAAACATGACAAATCATAACTATTAATATCAAGAATAGTTAATACACAACATAGTTCTTCAGCTAATTTAGCTACTACATCTGATACTGTGTCACCTCTACATAAATTAATACATGGGATGTCGGGCCCTTGCCATATCACACAATTAGAGGATATTGGACTGCAGGGTTTGTTATCTAAGTTTAAAGGCTTCATATTATAATATACTAAATTTAATCTATTTTATACTAAAATTTATCTACTTTTTCAATTAAGGGCATAGTCCCCCTTCAACTACTGTAACTTCATCAATTGGCCTTGTGTATAACGTACCCTCACGAGCACAAATTACTTCAGTGTCTTCTGTAGATACAGCTGGGTAAGTAACTGATTGAGCTATACCACTACAGTCTAACCAACTATAAACATATCCTGGTGAACCTGCTAAAAAAGTTAAAGTATAATTTACACATATGAATTCACAACAACTAGTTTCTTTATATTCAAAACCTTTCTCTGCTGATACTACTAAAGTTTGGCCTGGTTGTCCACAAAAAGTAAATGCATCCCATTCACCACTAACACCTGGATAAGTATATTCAGTTGCTATACCATCACAATCAATATATGGAATGACACCGGGGGCTCCATTATTCACTGCTCCTGTATATGTAGAGCAAGAGCAAGGTATAAGTGGCTCTGGACAGTCACCTAGAAGTTCTAAAAAACCTTCTGTTATTATAGGTGTACCTGGAGTGACACATATAGTATACACTATTACAGTATCTGTTAAAACATGTTCAATAGTAATTATTTCATTAGTTTCACAATCTGTATATGAAGTTATATCATCAGGTGCATCAGTTTCGTATGTAATAGTGTAACCTAAACAAGCACCTGTTGTACAATCTATAAATCCTGTTGATGGCGCAGCACAAGGATCAAAACATGCATTTGTTGGTGGACATACATAATCAGGATTTGTAATTGCTGTTAGATTAAGCATTTCTTTTTTAATCTCCCATTTATTTAAATCTATAGTTTTACAATTTGTTGATATACCATATCTATCTTCCAAAGCTATTTTATAGTATGCTTCAGCAAAGTTACAAGATACTTTATCATAGTAATCTGCTGGACAACCTGGTGTATTATAGCCTGGTCTTACACTACGTGTTTTAGATATAACTTCAGAACATTCCCATATAGAGCTTTCATTTTCTATTATTTCTTCTGTACAGTCACCATACCATTCAATATCTATAGCATTTTCAAGATTCCATTCAATTGCACAAACTCTTGGAGTTCTTGCACCACTAGGTATAATAGCAGTTTCTATCCAACTTCCATTACAATCTAAATATTGTAAAGACCCTGATATAGTTCCTCCATTAACAGCAGTAGAACATACACAATCAGATAGATCTGCTTTACAACTATCGCAGTCTGTATAATATTCATTTATAAAAACTGTTTCAAAAGTATTGCCTTTTAACTCTCTTACTTCTTCAAGTTCAAAACATATGCCTGGTATATTATCTAGAGTAACTATAAAACCTTCATAAGCTACTAAATCAGTATCAGTATATATTACATCATGTATTTGACCAGGACATGGAGTTAATTTCCAAAATGTACTTAAACATGTTTTGCAATTCTTAAATGAATATTGTACTATAAGATTTTGATCAGAAGGCGGTGCAATTTCTAAACACTCTACAAACCAGCATCCTGCACAATTTTCAAATTCTACAGCTTGATCAATATATTCAGATAAATCATTTGTTGTATATTTTATATAGTTACTGTCCTCACAATTAGTAAGTTTATAACCTTTACACTTTCTACATTCTTCACAATCTGTCCAGCTGCTTATTACTGTAACTTCAATTGCACATTCACATTCACTAATTTCTCTAAAGCTCCAACATGTATTTGGAAACCCGTCTAGTTTAAGAATGTTTGCAGTATCAATGTATGTTTGAATAGAAGTATAGCTAACATATATATCATCTTCAATTCCTTCACAATCTGTTAATAAAAAACATGTACTAATCGGACATATTTTAGATGGTGGTAGTAATCCATCACTTTCACAATCACCAAACATTTCTACTTCAAAACTTGCACTTAAATCCCAAGATCTAGCACAAACTTTTTCAGACCACACCCTATCAATTGGTATAATTAACGTTTCATTAACACCATCACAATTAACAATTACTACTGATATTGGTGCAATTATAGTATCTTTACTACGCACCCTAATACAAACACAACATTCAGAATCATCACACGGTGTGCCAGTTGCTATAACTTCAGCTTCATTAGGAAAAGTAGCTAAGTTGCTTAATTCACTACTAACATTTTTTACTACAGTGTAAGTTTTATCTTTATAAAGATATGCTTCAGCATTATTAAATACTCGTGATGTTGGTTGAAAATAAAGACTATCATCACCTTGACAACAAGGTATCAATACAGTAGTACCACAATTACAATCAGGTTCAAGAACAAATGCTTCAGCACAAGTATCAGCAAGATACACCATTTCACTAGTTGTAGGTACTGGTGTAGCAGGTTGAGCTGCAATTGCAACACTTTCATGAGTTACAGTATAACACCCTTCTAATTCAGGGTTACTAGGAGAAGGTGTGTATTTCCAAACAGTTCCCTGAACTGTATTCCACCAACCATTAGGGCCAGCTTCATTTACCTGACCTCCAAATTCTAAAATTTCACCATCTTCACAACAAGGTGTAAAAGTTATTTTTGCTCCTAGTATTGACATTAATTTATTTTTTTAACTTAAGAGATTTTTCATATGCTTGCAAGCAAGTAGTACAGCAGGATTTTGAATTTGATGCTGTTCTTTTTTGGCAGCCACATGAAAGTTTTCTTTTACAATTTATACAATTTGCCATCTTTTTGGTTTTTTAAATGGTTTAACAAGAACTATTGCAGTCAAGCTTATCTAATAGCTTTAAAGCATAGTTATATAAAGTCATACCTTTTTGAGGTTCATGACAATATTCAACTTTAGCTACAGCTGCGTCTAAATACATTTTAATTAATCTAAGTTGTTCTAATTTATTTTTAAGTTCACAATCTGGTTCACAGTTTGAAATATCTAATTCACACAATGCTTCATTATATTTTATCAAAGCTTGTGTAATTCTTAAATGGTTGTACTCTACGTATACAACTTCATTAGGTGAAATACTATATTTAATTATATATATTCCATCAGGAAAGTTTAAGTAACTAGTTCCACAATCATCTACCTGCAAACCTAAGTCACACGCTGTTAATACAATTGATGATCCTGGTACAAAATCAATTTGAGTTGAATATGTAAATCCTGGAGGTGTGATGTTTAGTGTAGGACACGTTACAGGAACTATATCTACATAAACACTTGTATCCATAATAGAAATTATGCATGGATTCATTACTGTAGGTACTTCTAAACTTAATACGTGATTTGCCATTGTAATTATATTAAAAAAAGGAGAGGAGATATACTCTCACTCTCCTTTTAATTATTTTAAATTTATTAAGAGATTAGTCTCCAGGTATTGCTGTTGTTGGTATACACACAGACAAACATGACACTGTCTCTAATTGTACACATTCATTACAGTTAGATAACCAACCATTAACAAATGCTTCAAATTCAGTATTAGTAGATCCCGCAGGAACAATAATATCTAACATGTACTGATCATTATCAAATGTACCTGTTGGGTTATTAAAACGTGGAACACTATGTAAGATACAGTATCTATCATAAGTTGCAGTTCTATCAATAATATTTAAGATATCATTTCCTTGAGTAATCTCACGGATTCTAAGATCAGTATGGAAGAATGATTGACGGTAAGACTCTGACATAATAACGTCACGTGCTACTGTTTCACCAAATCCTTGACCTTGTGAACCAAGACACTCATCAACTACACAACATCCTGCAAATGTACAAGGATCTCCATTTAAATCAACTTCAGAAGCATAAAGTCTTAAAGGCTCTTTCTCGTAGAAATCACTTGTTTGGAATGTACAATCACCAAATTTAGTATCAATGTATGCTCCATTAAGGATTAAACCTGCACAAGCATCTGTAATATATCCAGGAGATACATAGTTATCCCAAGTATCAGCACCTTGTGTTACTAAGAAAGCTGCGTCAGTTCCTGGTTTGTACCATAAAACTCCAGTTTGATCAACCACTACTGGAAGAACAAAGTTAGACATGATAGCATCATCAACAATACCTTCAGCCCATTTAATCATTACAAGTGTTCCATCTGTAAGAACCGGAGTAACTGTACCATCTGCACAACACCCTGTGTATGCATCAAGAGTTTTGTATGCTTGATGATTCAATGTACGTAATGTAGGAGAACCTTTAACATCTAAACGTAAATTATATGTTTCATCACATAAGAATTCACAACAGCAATCAGTACCACCTGCAGCAGCTGAAACTGTAAGAATATCTACAGTTGCATCAGCATTACCACCTACTAATGTAACTACATCAGGAGTACTAGTATATCCAATACCTGGATTAATTATACTAGTAATTGTTGGTACACCAGCAGCTACAGTAGCTCCTAAGATCATACCTGAACCTAAACCACCAGTAACAGCAAATGCTACTTCAGTTACAGAGTTAGTATAACCAGTTCCATTTGCGTTGTCAGTGTATGTAAGAACACCACCACCTAAGTTAAAAGAAGTACCTCCAATATTTAAGATAGCTCTAGTAGGATTACACGCTTCTACTTTATAAAATTGATTTACGTATTTAGGGTTAATCATCTTTGATTTGTTACTCTCTTGGTAACCCCCGTGAAAAGGACCTTGTTTATCATTTTGATAAAGTGTTCCTGCAGCTAAAATAAGGTTACAACAATTTGTTGGTGGAGTTGCTGTATCTTGTATCTCCCATGTTGTTGGATTTACAAACGCAAACTCACCAGTTGCAAGTATATTACTTGCTGTACCTAACATTCCTTCTGCTTTGTCAGTAAAGCCTGTAGTTCCTACAAAACATTTACTAAACGCATGATTAAAATATGCCATTTTTTTAAAAGTTTAATTTATATAAATAATTATAATATAATATAATGAATATATTGTTACTAAACAACATATTTTATTTAATTATTTCTTTCTGCACCTTCACTACCTCTACTGAACTGACTACTTGATTCAATATCACCTGCTAGTATACTTGCAGCTTCATCAATAATTAGTTCTATAATATCATCTTTAAATTCAGATAGAACCTCTATTGCTGAACGTTCTTGAGTATATGGGTCAACACAATTTTCTACTTGAATTTTAATAGGTTGTCTGTAATATATAAGAGAACCTTCAGCTATTGAAAATTTTGAGTCATGATAAATATTTACTTTATTACCACGTAATGTAGCAAATGTTTCGGCCCATTCAAAACTTGGTTGTTTTGATACATCTCTAAGTAATTGATTTAAGTTAGCTTCTTCTGCTAAGTATACATTCATTCTTCTACCTTCACAACAATCGTCACCTGCTTTTATATCTACACGTTTCCATTGTAGATAATCTTCTGGAATTTCACCAAATACGTGATCTGATTTATTATTAAGACTTAATGGAAATGTTTCAAGTAATACTTGAAGATCATCAATTCTTCGTGTAGATTGTTCATCACCTTCTTTAGTAAGATTAATACCATGAAGTTGTCTTCTTGGCCATTCTACTTGTGCTTTATTAAAAGCTTCAACAAACTGCCAACATTCTATATTATCATAATCTTGACTATCTAATTTATTTAGACGTTGTTTAAGTTTTATAAATATAGTACTGTTTAACATTAGTAATAAATTTAAAAAAGTCAGGCAAGTTGCCTCACCTGACTTAGATTTGTTCTTTTTTCTTTTAAGCGTTCCACAATTTCTCCACCTTAGTATTTAGATTTTGTAAAATATCCTCATGTAAAGGATTCTTCAAATATTCTATTACTTCAGATACATTTTTACCCATTAGAGATTGTGTTTCTGTATGATAAATATGTCCATCAGCTTTAGTAGCGATATACTTATAATATACAGAATCTTTTACAATTGATCTAATTTTTAATGTCTCCATATCAAGTTTTGTTGCATCAAGGAATCCATTAGCTGCTCTTTCTTTATTTCCTTCTACACCTTCACCTGTAATGTGTCTATCCATATTATCATAGATAACATCATTTGGAGTGTTTCTTTTGTACTGTATACTTGTACCATCAACAACTTTTGCAATATACATTAATTTAGTACTATTCTTGTCAAAGAGTTTTTGCAATTCAGCAAGTGCTCTATTACGTAATTTCTTGTATTCTGTTTTAGCAGTTACTGTCTGCTCTTCTTTATCTAAATAAAATTTAGGTGGAATTGCTTGAGTTCTTGCATCATCATAACTTTTTGATACAAATGCAAATCCTCCTGCATCAATTGCATGAAGTTTTATTCTGTCATAAGGATCTTTTGGATCTAAGAATACTGGTTCATTTCCACAACTAAGAACAATCTTGTTCCAAAATTCTTCATTGTCGGGTTTAAGTAATTTAACTTTATTCCAAAAATCTTTATCTTCAACATCAAGAACATTAGCAGCAAGCTCTTTTTCTAATTCTGCTACAGATTCTCTAATACTTTTGATTACTCCTTCTCTTTTTTCATCTGGAAGAAGTTTAACTTCAGGTGCAAATTCATTTAAACCTGTTAAATAACGCATAATACCATTATTTTCTAAACATGCTAGTTGTTCATAATGTTTAACGCCATCATATAATGATAGTCCATAATTTTCAAGTCCCATATTTGATACTGAATTATCAAAGAATGGTCTGATAGCAATGGCTTTGCTTTTTGTTGCGAATCCTTCTACGTGTGTAAAACTCATTTGTTTGTTGGTTTTAATTATTAAAAAAAGGGAGAGAGTATTAACTCTCTCCCATACTATATTAGATTAAAATGATCCTCCAGTAATTGGATTTCTCATTACAATTTTCAATACTTTAGTTGGATCTTTCACCCAAATTGCAGGCATTGTTTGTGACATCATAACACGATAACCATTGAATTGACCAGAAGACTGGAATCCTTGAGTACGTCCCATGTAATCCATTGTACCATTCTGATACCACCACTTCAATTGATTGTCCCATCCTAATTTCAACATGTAAATGTTGTCATTAACATTATCAGTGATATCAAAGATAATAAATGAGTAAGATGATAATGGGAAACCATCAATGATTGGGTTTTCAATATCATTAGTATGAACATTATCAAATGCTGGGTTCACAACAAATTTAACGTTAGCCAAGAATGGAATAACATAACTTGTATAAGCAAATCCAAAGTTTAAATCCATACTGTTTCCAGAGATAGCTCCAATATCAGAAGCTTGAATTACAAGACCTGAAGATACTGCTTCACGTTTGATAGCTTCGTTTACCATTCTCATTCCACCCATACCAGTTTGAACAACTAGTGAACGTTGTGGATCTGGACCAGTAAATTCAACTTTACCATTAAAGAAATTATAAAGTTCTCCACGGAATAAATCTAAGTTAAAGTTATTCTTATTGTATACTCTTTTGAAAGAGTTATCCAATTGCTTCCAAAGACCAACAGATAATCTAACATCATCTGGACCATCTTGACGAACTCTACCACCATGACCCCACATTAAGTAAGTTTCAATGTCATTAGCAATTTTAGTCAAGTGAGCTGCTTCCATTTGAGTAAGGAAAGTACGAGATAAGTCACCATTGTCAAATGCTTTCTTAACTGCATCTTTACCCATGATCTTAACCATATCCTCTAAAGAAGATATTGATGGATCCATTGATGTACCAAATGTTCTCCAAATCTCTGTTACAGGAACAGTACCATCAGCATTCATTGCTCCCTTAACCATAAGGTCAGCTTTAGAAGATACTGAATAGTGTACGTGAGCTTCTGCACCACCTACGTAGTTGTAGAATTCACGAAATCCTGTTTTAGTTGTGATATCAGAGAAACGTTCTCCATATTCACCTCTTGCAGAACCTTTTCTAAAAAGTTTTGTTCCATTTGACAAATACTTGTTGTCCAAGAATTTATAGTTGTCGTTGTTTACTAATTGAACAGTGTAGATAAAACCATCACCTACAGGAAGAATATCTTCCGCAGTAATATAAAGTTCACATCCATTATACTTATCATAAGTAATAATGTCACCGTGTCCAAATTCTCTACAGTTAAGTTTGATTTTGAAAGTAGTACCTTCAACACCTTTTGCTTCATTTGCAGGTTCAATGTCTTCTAAAATGTAAGGAAGATCTTGTGATACAGGTGTTTGCCACTTGTATTCACCACGTGCATTATCTACTTCGATAATATTTTTTCCACCAAAGCTAGATAGCTGATAAAGAGGCATTTCTACTTTCTGTGCCATTGCCCAAAGGTCAACTGGCCCCATGTCCATAGGTTCTGCATCTTTCAGCATATTAACCAAGTGATAAGAATCCACATGAGAACTAGCATCATATGCTGTGTCTCTTAGGAATATACCATTATTTAATACTGGAGTCGCCATAATTGTTAATTGTTATTTATTGTTTATTTGTTTACTTATCTTTTGAAAAAACCTCCTGGATCTCTCTGAAGTGTTTTTTTTGTTTTTCTTCTTGTTGGTTCTTCTTGTGGTGAGGAAGAAACATTTTTTCTTGCTTCTTCAGTTTTAAGTTGTCTAACAACTTTTTCTGTAGCTGCATTACCACCTTGTTCTTTAATTTTATTTTTGTATCCTTGAGGATCTTGTAATAACCAAAGTGCTTCAGCAATTAGATCATGTCTTGGTTCTACAAATTGATACTTTTCTAAAAGATGACCAAGTAAATTAGTTGGTTTCCCAGATATAGAAGGGTAATTTGGTTGAACTAATCCTGAATATAACATACCTTGAGTTTTCTTATCAAGTTTAATATCTCCAAGTTGACCTACAGATAAAGTATCGTATACGTTATCCATATATTGTTTAGCAGCAGTTTCTTGTTGATGTTTTTTAGATTCTTGTTGAGCAAGTTTATTTGCTATAATAGACTCTTGCATCTTATCAAGCTTTGGTTTAAACTGTGAAGCTTTTGCATCTAACTTTCCAATATCATCCCATTCAGATATCTGCTCTTCAATTTCCTCTGCTGTACCAAACTGAGTAGCATGTAGATATTGTCTTGCAATTTCTGGATGATGTGTTTCAATATCTAAACTTAAATCTACAATTTCACTTACTTGTGATAGTGTTTTAAATAATCCTTTTAGATCTTGCCCTCCATCTGCTACATACTTAGCAGCAATTTGAAGTTCATCAGGAAGTGAATTAAAAAACTCAGTTGGCATTGATGCGGCAACTTTATTTTCTCTTTCTTGAAAATTAGCTTCTAGTAATTCTCTAAAATCTTTTACTGAATAGTCTTCTAACTCTTTCCCATCATCAAATGGAATAAGAGTCCCCGCTTCAATCATTTTAGTAGTAAGATCATATAAACCATCTTTATCAAGTTTTGGCCTACCTACATTACCACCATCTTCTTCCTCATTAATAAGTTTATCTAACTCATCCATCTCAACTTTAACTTCTTCAGCCTCTTCTTCTGTTTGAGGAGTTTCATCTGTTGTTTCACCTGTTAAGCTAGGTTTCTTATCATCAAGGAAATTTACATTTACTTTTTCCTTTGAGAATATATTTGGTTTTTTCTCTACAGGTAGAGGTTCTGAACCATCTTCCGGTAGCATAATACTATCTGCACCAGGTTGTCCAAACATTGCGTCTATATCAATATTTGCTTCTTGTACTGTTGTATTATCAATAAGGTCTATCACTTCTTTTGTTTCTTGAGCCATTTTTGTTGGTTTTAATTGCTTAATATTAATATATGGAAATTTATAGAGATAAACTTCTAAAATTTAAAATAACTGCATCTAAAGATGATGATTTTTTGCATTATATAGCTAAGTTACTTTTCTTTACTTTTAGAAGATTTGTTATCAAACCTATTTTTGTTTTCTCTAGCTATTTGTAAATCTGTATCTTTCATCTGAAGTTGAGCTTGAATTTTCTCTCTTTCAATTTGATTTTTGTTAGCATCACTAGTAATATTGTTTGATTCCTTTTCTCTTTGCAGTTGCATTTGATCTTGGTATTGTTCGCTCTGTTTCATTTGAGCCATGGAATCTTGAAAATCAGATTGTTGGTTTTCATTAATATCCATTGTTGCTCCAAAGCCAGAAGCTCTAATTTCTGCAACCATAAGATCTCTTCTTCTATTTAACTCAGCCTCTGTTGATTCATGATCTAATTTAGCTTTCTCTTCTGCAGCTTGTGCTTGAATTTGTTGTTCTTGCATTTGCTGAGCTGATTGTTGTTCTTGTTGTTTCTGTTGTTGAATTTTTTCTTCTGAATCTTTAAGAACATGGTTAAGTTCAGATACAGAATCAGATTGCATAATCTTACCTAAGTCATAAATAGAAGCTCCTGTAGTATTATTATTTACTGCCAAATTCTTAAGTTGCTCTAATATAGATCTATGATTTGCAGTTGTGCTTGCAAATATATTTAAGTCTCTCATTAACAAATCAGTACCATTTATTTGAAAGTTAACCTTTTCATCTAAAGATGTTGTATAACTTAATCTTAACGAAGGTTTTGTAGAATTATAATATTGTGCTAAATCTGTACGCATTTGATGTACTCTAGGCATTAGATAATCTGAATGTTGTATAAAAAACATTTCTGTTTGTGCATAAGATGCACTCACTGCTTGCTCAACACCCGTGGCTGTAGTTTGAGATAGTTGTTGTCCCATTCTTTGTGGATTAACACCTATTACTTCATATGCTTGTTGTTTAAAATAATTAGCCAACTGTACTCGTCCCATTAATCTATTAGTTTGTTCTAAATCTAATTTTTGGAAATGTTGGAAATTAAGTGGATTCTCTGTATTAGTTATTGAAGTATCTAATGGAAGAATTTGAAAATTCTTCATTGCTGTATATGCTTTAGCATAATTACCTTTACCCCAGTCTTCACCAAGTGAATGTTTTGGTAATGTATTCTGATCAAGCATAATAATAGTACCTAGTTCATCAACTAAAATATCTGCAATTTGATTATTTACAATGTTATATCCAATTTGATATGGTTTCATTAAATCAAGTAAAGCAGTTGATTTTGTATTTCTATCTGAAAATACAGCACCTTCTACTGGAAGTTTACATCCATATAAAGAATTATCTCCTTTAAATTGAAACTTAAGTGGTCCTAATGTACTTCTATCTATACCAATATAAAGTGGCGTAAACCCATCTGGATTATTCATGCCCCAATAACTAGGGATATTTGGTCCAATTTTTACACCACCCCAAACTTCGTTAGTCCATATCCAATCTATATGATCTCCAAATATTAAATTGTCTTTACTTTTATTTTTAAAAAGTCTAGTATCATATATTGGATTATTAATTACTTTATAGTCCTCTGTTACAATTTCATTTGTAACTTCACCATTATCATCTATCTTAGTTAGATGACCTAATTTTCTTTGTGATTTCCAATAACCTGTTGTTACTCTTACTAAGTAAGCTGTTCCTTCTGAATAATAGTCTTCACTTTCACTAAGTATTTGATTAACAACGTCTGCTCCTTCGTATACACTATTGGCCATCATTGATGTATATTGTCTATACGCTAATGAAGGCATGTTAGTATTTGATTCATGTGATTTTGTACCATCATAAAATGAACCATCATTCTGGTATCCTGATATTGAATATCCTGCCGCATTGATAGGATAGATAGCTTCTAATGCAGCTAACTGATCTTCGTCCATCAAGTATCCATATTTATCAATAACATCGGCTACAGTAAGCATATCAGTTTTTCCAACCCAGTTAGATTGAGAAATATATCTTGCATCAGGTGACTTATGATAAAAAGTAAGAGCTGGATTCCACAGTTCTACTTCATAATCATCTTCCATCATTCTCATATGCCAAAATTCTCTGTCAGCAATTAACATATCACGGAAAGCTCTTTCTTCAAGTTCATCCATGTTAAATCTTTCAATGTCTACTTTATGCTGATGACTTGCCCATTCTTCTACCATAGATCTATAGTCTTTTTGAAAAAAAGATTCTATTTCTGGTAATGTTCTTATGTTTTCTGGTGCAAGTTGTTGCTGTGCTTCTTCAGATTCCGGATCTAAACCTTGTTCAAGTAAAGATGCTACAATTTTCATTTCAGCTTCACCCATTAAAACTTCTTCAACCATAGATCTTTTTTGTTCCATCATCTCATTATAAGATGTGTCATCTACTGCACGGTATGTAAGTTTAGTGCTTCGTTTAGCAAACTCTGCTGTAAGTACATTAATAACATTTGGAATAATTGGATAGAACTTTAATTCTAATGCTGATGAATCTTCTTCTGTAAGTAATTCTACAAGTTCACGTTGCTCATGATCTGTTTCAACTATATAGTCTGATTTATCAATTAAACCTTTGGCCAACTTATAATTTTTCATTATACGTCTGGCATTTTTTTTAATTTGTTTTAATCCGTTCCATTCTAACCAATCAAGATTCCAAGCTGCCCATTGTTCATCTTTATCTTTTTTAGAAATAAACTGTAGAGGTTGTGTAACATTACCTAAACGATTATGTTTTTGTTTAGCCCCATTCTTTATTTGCATTGCATTTTGTACTTGCATCTTTATTTTAGGTTTTTAAATGGAGATCTCTTTATTGACTTACCATTAACTCTTATACCTTTACCTATATTTCGGAAAGGTGTATGTGATAATTTATACAAATTATCTGAATTTTGCAACTTTTTACTTGCATCATCCATAATAACATTTTTCATATATCCTCTATTAGACTGCTGTATTCTCATAAAAGCAACTAATGCAGAAAAAGCAACTAACCTATCTACGTTAAGACCAGGTTGGTATTGCTGCATTTCTGTAAGCAACATAGGATCAGGAATTCTTTCAATTCCAAAGGTTGTTTTAATTATTGTACCATCTTCTTCAGTTTCAACATCTATTTCTTCTTTAGTATATTCTACACAATAACTAAGTAAATGTGTTTTAAATAAGACACCAGTATTTTTCCATCCATATTCTTGATATACACTTCTATTTGAAGCTAAATCTTTTAAGAACATTATCTGATCTTTAGGTACAAGATATCTTTGTCTTTTTTTTGATATCATATACTGAATAAATAATGAAATATTATTTTCTATTAAAGCCCAAGCATTATACCATTCTATTACTAATGATAATCTTTCATGAGTTTTATTAATATCATCAAATCTCCCGCACCAAGCTGCTACTATTTTATCTTGTTCAAGATAAGTTTCAGTTTCTCCTGCTGTTACTTTGGTAACTTCTATTGGAGCTTTCATAACATACATGGAACATAATGAATCAGAAGTTGTTGTTTTACCTTCAGATACCGGATCAATTGATACATAGTACATACCAAACTTTAAATCTTTTTCTGGTCTTTCCCATACTACGACACATCCTGTTTTATCTTCTCTTTTTTTAGAAACAGGAAATTCACTGATTGGAAGTTTGTCTGTAGCTTTTGCTTTTATTTTTCCATCTGCTTCCCTTGTAAGTTCTAAATGTTCATATGCATATTCTTTTTCTTTTATTCTCATTAGTTGAGCTCCTACATGTTCTTGTGGAAATATAGATTGGTTTCTATATGCAAAGGCTTCTTCAATATTTCTTGGATGTTGAGATATTCTTAATTGATATTTTGCAGCAGTTAGTTTGATCTTCCATTCAGCAAATTGTTTATCTAATGCTTCTAATGCTTCTTCTACAAGTGAATTTCCGTAATCATCTATGAAAGGTGGCATTGACCATTGTTCTGGAATAAATAAACCTGATTTACCATGTGTATGCTCTTTATCCAATAAATCAGTTTCTACTGCATATATGTCATTATCCTCAGGAAATAGGATCATATCTTTTAATGGTTCACATTGATCAAGATCACCTACTGAACCAGCTGCTACAAAAACTCCAGTAGTAACAAAACCAGATTTCATAGCAGGTCTAATGTACTCAAATGTTTGATCCATCTTTGGAGCAATCCCAGCCTCTTCATGAAAAAAGAATTTACATGGTCCACCTACACCATTTGTTGGATCTTTTTCAAATGACATTCCTTGAATAGTACCTTTAAGACCTTTTTTAGTTTTTCTATTATTCCTTCTTACTTCAATTTGCTGTTGCCACATTAAAACTTTATCCGGATTCATTGGACGGTACCATGCTGTATGTTCATTAAGGAATGCTGCATATTCAGAAAGAAATTTCCAAGTACCTTTTTCATTTATGTAATCTTTAAGGCTTGATCCCATTTTTAATGAGACACCTGCTTCAAACCATAATTGATTTAGAAGTTTAGCTGCATGATAATATGAAGACGCTATCTGTCTTTTTTTTAATATAGCAACATGTTTATAATTTAGTTCTGCTAACATCTCATATAATGACATATGATATTGTGCATCTCTTATTTTAGCAAAACCAAAAGCTGATATTTCTTTATTATATATTGGAAGAAAATTCAACCACATATAGTATTCTCTACTTATATACCAAGTGTTGTCTTTAGATTTATATATTACACCTTTTCTACATTTCTTTTTTTCTCCGTCCCAGTATTTTTTAAAATCTCTTGATTTAAAAGGAGCTGCGCAATATACTTTACTAGTTTCAAACTTCCTGCCTTCAATATTAAATTCATGACTTGTTTTATCAAATTTATACTCACCTGGCAATTTAAATAAATCTAATAAAAATTGAGCATATTCTTCTCTAGAATCAAAAGATGTTTCTGTCCATGTACCATTATCCCAAGTAGGTATTTCTTGATAAATTTCACTCATGTACTATAGCTTTTTTATTAATCATTATTCATCATCATATGCTAAGCCTTCTCCACCACGAACTTGACTTTGTTGTTCATCTTTAAGATCTCTATAAGCCCCCTTAAAAGAAGATCTTATTGAATCAAATTTAGATGCTGCGTTTACCATAGAAGTTATGTTACCATCTTTACCATCAGTAATAACTGTCACTTCCATATATTTAGCTAATCTGTCTAACATATTAGCTATTCCATCGTATGCTCTACTTGTTGGTGTAGAATTCATATCTTGACAAAATTTAAGAGCCATACGTATAGATTCATCTTCTGTAGAAAATTCAGAATTAATTTCATCAAGAATCATAGATTCTTTATCAACTATTGGTGTTGTAAAAAATGGATTTAAATCAGGACTTGGACAAGTCATATAAAAAAGATATAAGTAAATTTTGAGATGTTCCTCTGGATACTTATCCATTATATTCTTTAAAGTTTTCAATGTATAACAATGTTCACTTGGAATTACTGCTCCATTTTGTATATCAAATAATTTAATCAGCATCTTCTAATAATTTATCAATTTCTTCTAAAGTGTTATTAACAGTATATATTCCCCCATTTACTGTATAAATTAATGTTTGCGTTAAAGAAATTTCTCCTTCTGTATCAACAAAATGTCTATATGCTTCTATCTGGTCTTTTCTAATACGCATGTTTACAAGTATGTCTTGTTGTACACCAAGCTCAGCAAGCTTGATATTTTCCATTATTACTTCAAGTTTTATAATCATATTTTATGGGTTTACTATTGCGTCAAATGCTGCATATGTCATATCTATTACTATAGGTGGTACACCTGTCATCATGACATTTGTACTTAATGTAAGAGTTCCGTTAGGATCAACAAATTGATAATATGCAATTACGCTTGCAATATCAATTGTTCCTGACGAAGATTCATAATTAAATACAGGTTGATTATTTACATCTGGTGTTACATAAAGTGTTAATACTGTAACGGCTTGTGGTGTTGTCATAATTATTTCTTTTTAAGTTTATGTTTGTTTTCATGTAACCAGTTTATCATTTGTTGGACCTCATCTTTTAAATAAGGCACTGGAATCTCTACTACTTTTGTTACTACAGGATCTCCATTTGCTTCACGAGCTATTATTGGATATCCATAATCATCTTGTCCTGCATGTTTAAATAATACATGGTGCAACATTATTGTACCAGGTTTAAGTTTTGGGTTATGTTTTAATATAATATACATATAAATACTTAACTGTAAAGCATAGTGAAAAAAATTACAATCTTCAATATGACTAATTGGGGACAACATTTTTTGTGATATGCCTTCCCAATTTACATATGAATTCATTTTTATTTCTTTATTTGTTTTATAATCAATAACATTTACATGCCCATTAACTATTTCTACTAAATCTGATTGGCCACATATTCCAGCAGATTTTAAATAAACCATGTGTTCTGGATATATACCCTCATCTATTTTTTGTTCAGGAGCTATTTTGTCTCCATCTTTTTTTATTATAGGTGAAAATACAGGAAGATTTAAACCTTCTCTTTCTATTGAAGCTAAATTACATAAATCATTTTCTCTTTGATTATGATAAAATGTGCCTACACCCATTGCTCTATTAGCTTCACCATCCCAAATATCTAAAATTTCTTTAAAAGGTAATCCATACCATTTAGATTTTTTATTTTTTGATACTTTTTTAGCAACGGCTTTTGCATCAAATGGTTTTTTTAAAGAAGAAACTAAAGTTGTTACACTAGTCCAATTAATATTTTCAGCAGAATCTATACTATTATAACTATGTGCTGCTTCATTAAATACTATACTCATTTTATTTATTTTTTATGAATACTCCATTTTCCTTGAGGACACTCTGATTCCATGGATCTTAGTTTTAATTTAAGTGAACATCCACAATCACCACAACAAGGTTGAGTTCCTTTAACTTCACATTTTGTTCCTAATGTGTCAAACATGTTACATTGTCTGCATATAGAATATCTATAGTTAGCTACATTTTCTATATAAGGTTTTCTAAATGTATTATTTAAAAAACCTTCCCATATTAATTTTCTATTAGTCCAGATTTTTTTTACATTCATCATTTAGATTTTTTTTAAATTCTGTCTTTATAAAATTAAACTCTTCTATTTTTTGCTTAACTGAAGATAAGGATTCTAAACGAGCTTCCAATCTTTTCTTGTTAAAATAACCTGAAAATTCAAAAGTATCTGCTTTATTTGCCATGCTACTGTATTTTAGAATAAGCTTGTCAACGGTCTTTGGTTTTATAACCATTTGACCTAGCCCGTCTAGATTTATCCTAGTATAACTTAATTCTGATAAATGCCTTCTAACTTCTTTATAATAAAATGTAATAAACTTATCTACAAGATCCTCACCAATATTTTGTTCTTCGGCAATTTCTTTAAATAATTTATTTGGTTTTTTAGGAATCATTAGCTAAAAAATTATAATCAAGAAGTATAGTTCCTTCTGTTTGAATTTTTAAACTGGGATCAATACTAATTAATTTTTTATTAATAGTGTCTTTAATTACTAAACCATTCTTTTCAGCTTTATTAATTGAATTTCTAACAGTCTGAGAAGATTTAAATACTGAGTGTTCTTCAGAAGCATCGTAACAAAAATCAGTAAGTTCTATTGGGCTGTTTAAACTTAATAAAGTTAAACATTCAAGATCAGCATTACTCACTGTTATCCTATTAAGATAACAATGAGTAACAATCTGAAATTTTACAGTGTCCCATTTAGACATTTTTACACGCTTCTGTACTTGATTTACTAAAGCCATGATTAACTAGTTCTTAATGGTTTTTTTCTTTTTAGTTTTTTTTTCTTAGCTTCAGGTTTAGGTTTAGGTGAAGATTCTTGAGTTACTTTTTCAGGATATTCTTCAGGATATTCTTCTTGATTTTCATTTTGTGCTAGCATCATTGCACTCTGCATTGAGATTTGCAATCTTTTAAAACGTACTTCATCTACTTCCATCAGTTTAGTTTCATATCCTAACTGAGCATCTAGATAAGGCATTGAATCTTTATAGAATGTAAGCATTTCTTCCTTTCGTCTATCCATCTCTTCTGGTGAAAGTTTTTCTGTGTTTTCTTGATAATCCATAATTATATTTAATTGGTTTAAATACAAATATACAAAATTTGTTTAAACTTACCAAGTTTATACACAAAACCCAAATACTAAAAGTATCTGGGCTTGCCTTACCTAACTTAGCATCTAACATGCGTTCTTGATTATAGATAATTTTAAAACTAATTTTAAAAAAAATTATCTAGACTTTATAGTGAGATTTAATAATGTGAACAAATAAAATTCACGTGAAATATCTATTTCAAATGCAATAATATCTATCTTACCCAATCTTATTTTAAGATGTAACTTGTCCCATTGTTTATTTGTCCAAGCTTTTTTCTTCCAGGAGTTTCTATATTTCATAATTACATTACTTTGATTATATCTTGAATACGTGTTTGAGGAGTAATGATTATACCATTTTTTTCAAAATAGCTAATTATTATAGATAAATAACTATTTCCTGCTCTAGCTCCTGTAGCATAAATTTTTACAAACTGATCTAATTGTCCTGTAAATATAAAATTGTATCCAGGAAGATATGGACTCATGCCATATAGTTTAGAATGTTTGGCAATTTCAGGAGAAAAATAAGGACTTATAATTTTTCTTGCTCCTAAAGGATATGCTTTATGTTTACCTGAAGCAACTTTTAATATATAATTTTTTTGAGCTAATATACCTTCTTGTAGACTATCTATTTTTTTATTTAATCCAGAATCAACATTTCCAATATTTCCTGGATTGTTTGTACGATAAGATCTTGTTCCTACACGAAAACCTTCTTTATAAGCCATTATAGTAATAAGTAATTGTAATCCAGTTGGTTCATTACCTATAATTGCATCTCTAGCAGGAATATATTCTTCTAATATTTCTTTATTAAATTTAATTTTTAGATTAGTTTTAATAAGCTGATCTGGATAATGAGATCCTTCAATTAAAAATCCTTTATATTTTTCATCATACTCAGAAGTTGGTGGGTGTTGCATGTCTAAATTAAGTAACTTAAATGTTTCTTTACCTGCTTTACCATCAATTACAAGCCCATTAGCTTTTTGAAATTTTCTTAAATACTTATCAGTGGTTGGCCCAAATCTTTTAGAATATGGAATATGTATTGGCCAGCAACCTACAGCATTCAAACTTTTTTGAATTTGAATAACATTTTTTCCGTAGTCTCCTCTTTTTATTATCATAATTATTATTTTTTACCTAACTTCCAATATAAACCAAATTGAATTTGTGGTTTAAACTTTTGATCAACACCAATACCTAAACCAAAAGCTGTTCTTTTTTTAGTTTTAAGTAAACCTTCTAAACCTACATACTTTAAAGCATTAATAGAAGCGCCAACATGTGGTCCTACATAAAATTCTCTTTTGTTAAGATAATGTTCTTCAGTTATTGTTATTGTTTTAATAGGGTATAGAATTTCATATTGTAGATTTCTATTAGAAATTTTATTTTTAAGAATACTATCATTAATTATAATCTTAACACTATCGTCAGCTATAGTGTCTGTATAATAATACGTAATAAAATAATCTTTTATAATAGCTGAAGTATCTACATTTTTATATACAGTATCATTAGGTAATATTCTATCATTCCATTTAGGAATATAATTGTTTACAAATACTGTAATTGTATCAATCTTTGTAACAGTTTCTATTTTAGTAATGATTTTAGTTTCATTATCTATAACTTTTTTACCACATTGTCTTAATAATAATAATACAATTATTAATAAAACTATAAGTAAATTTTTTAAATTCTTAAAAAAATTAGTTACATTCATTAAGCAAATATAATAAATCTTATTTACTAAGAATACCTTTAGCAATAGATATTCCTAACATTGTACCTGAGTAAGCCCACATAGGATTCAATATCTCAGATGCTACTGTATACCAATCTAACCCACTTACTATGGCACCTGTTGCTGCTAGTAGACCTACAATAATTCCCATAAAACGTTTAGATGAAAACTTACCAGTACCTTTTGGTGTTTCTTCTGAAAAAATGTCATTAACAAATTTTTTCATCATTAACTTTTAGGAGATACTTTTGCTGGTGAGTTCATTTTACGGTTTGTAGGAGTAGGTCTAGTTTGAACTGTTGCTTTCTTGTTCATTGATCTGTTAGCTGGTGTTGCTGTTCTTTGAACTGTTGCTTTCTTGTTTAAAGATGGAATTGTTTTCATATTATTATTATTTGTTTAGTTTTTAACTTTAGACATGCTTGTTACTCTTTTATTTAAAGCCTTAATGTCTTTTGATATACATTGAAATGTTTTTTCACTTGTGTCTTTATTATTATCCATTTCTTTTTTAATGTACTCTATGTTTCTTGCTTGAGTAGTTGCATTAACATCAACCTTTCTATGAATTTCGCTTACTTCCTGGCTTATTGTCATTGCATCTGGTGGCCTACAGTTGACAGCTTTATCTACTACAGTCAATTTTTTGTTTATGTGCATGTACACATATACTCCTAATATAATTGTAGGTAAGTCGTAGTCTTTTAGCACACTTAATATAGATTCTAAATCCATCTTATTCTGTTATTGTTAAACTTCCATATGCATCACAATTCTTTTGAGAAGAACCACAAGCACTACAAGTTAATATT